AATTAATTCAGAGTTAAACACTCTGGTTCCAAACATGATCTATCAAGGAACCCTCGTTGGAGTTCCCACTCCTCGCCGATTTGGAGAGTCAAAAATAGTCCCCTCCCACTTACACGGCAAGTTGGGTCCAGTTCTCAAATTCCCAGCCATGCTCAAACCTTTCACTAAGCACTTGGGAGGTGTAGTGGAAATTGACCCAATGAAGAAAGCTCTTGTCACGTATGGTAGTTCTTTTCACTTAGTCAGTCCAACTCTTATATCAGATGCGACTGAAAGTGTTTATGCCATGCTCAAGCGTACACAAGTTTTCCCAGTTTGTTCTGAGGTATTTACTTTCGAACAAGCTGTTCTTGGTGACGGTTCTCCTTGGTTCTCTTCCGTTCCTAGATCAACTTCAGCTGGTTATCCCTGGAATTGTTCCTCTGGTATTACAACCAAAGAACGATTCTTCGGTTCTGGCGATGAGTTTGATCTTGACAATCCGGAGGCTCTTAGACTCAGATCCAGAGTTGAAGAATGCATAGGTTTGTTGAAGAACAAAGCTCGTCCTAGATTTTTGTTCACAGACTGTCTCAAGGATGAAAGGAGATCTATAGACAAAGTCAACAAAGGAGAAACCCGTTTGATTTCTTGTTGTCCTACAGACCTGCTTATACTGTTCCGGATGTATTTCGGAGCATTTAGTAAGTGGTTACAAGCCAACAGAATTCATAACGGCTGTGCTGTTGGAATCGACGAACATAGCGCAGAATGGGACTTCCTAGCCCAAAAGCTCAATCAATTTGGGCCGGAATCAGCATCCAATAAAGGTGCTGGTGATTTCGAAGGATTTGACAAAAGACACACCAATTCTGTTTCATACGCCCCTCTCCAGATCATTAGGAAGTGGTATGGTTATGACGATCATGAAGCAGATGTTATTCGTTGTCAACTCTGGGTTGAAATTACCAATTCTGTGCACTTGGTTGGTCCTGATATTTACCTTTGGAACACAGCTCTCCCTTCTGGTGCCCCACCGACAATGGTCTTCAATTGTCTCGTCAACCACATCATGTTCAATGCTGCATGGTTGATGATGGCCGAAGGTTATGTCCCCAGCCTCG